AAGGGAGCAACAGCCATCCCCGTTGAGCCTTTTTACCCCAAGCGGCAATACCACAAGGGAACGATTATCTTTGACCCCAACGACCTTTCCAATGTCGGTTCCGTTCCGCACTACATTGACAGTATGACTATTCCACTAGATATAGAAGCGCCAATCCAAATCACGGCTCGCGCTCGGCGTGTGGGTAGCCGCCGAGATGCCATCCGTGTTGCCGAATACAGTCAGGGCTACTAATGGGAGATATGCGTGGCCTCGCCAACTCGCTTGTTGCAAACGGTCAGTTCCACCTGCCCCCCAACGATGTTATGCGCCTAGGTCAAGTCATTGGCTACGACCCGAACTACGACAGCACCACGGGCGCTCACGACCATCCCCTACTCACAGTCACAATGGCTGGCGATGACACGCCGATACACGCCGTTCGGTTTGCTGAAACCTACACGCCAAACTTGGGAGATACGGTTTGGATACTTGTTTCTGGCGAAGATGCCTTCGTCACTTCTAGACTTGCTGATGTAGCAAGTGGCAATGGTACAGTTCGCTCCCCGACAACACCGGGCGTTAGTGGACACGGAGATTTCAGCAGCACGGCAGTTATTACAAGTGGAACCGCAACCAACTTGGCTGGAACGGCTATCACCACGGGCATCCTTCCAAACCGCATTTACAAGATAGAAGCCTCGTTTAGTTTCAACATCACCAATGCCAACCCAACCGATGTGTTCTCGGCAACTTGGGGCAACAACTCAACAACCGTCACCATTGCAGGAGGTAGCACCGCAGGGTTTTACTCCGGTATGGGTATTGCGGGCGATGGTATCCCTGCTGGCACAACCATTGTCACGGTTTACTCAACAACCATTACGATTTCACAACAAACAACCAAAACGCAAAATAGCGCCACTCCCATCACGGTCACTTCGACCCACACTCTTTCCAGCGGCATTAGAACCCCATCTGGCTACTATGAGATGAACACCCGAAATGTGACCAATGGTACTTACACGGCTAGCGGGCATACGACTTGGATAAACAGTTCCACCACAGGAACCTACCCCTACAACTGGACAGGCTCGTATCCAAACGCACAGTTCACTTGGTATTTTGCGGCCAAAGTTTCAGCAACGGGTGGCACCCCCCCTACCGCAACGGGAGTTTTCCAACGCATCATTATTCACGACCTCGGTGTGGCAAGTTAGCAACTCTGATTTGGAAACCGTAGTCTAAAATCTGACTATGGCCGCTAACCCCTCATCGCCTTACATTATTGCCGCCGTTATCACCGCCGTACCTGCCACTCTCGCTGCTAGTTCAGCGTGGTATCAAGCCCACCGTGGGCGTAAAGAGAACACGGGTGACCACGCCAAAGTGGTAGAACACCTTCAGGCTTTGGATACGAAAATACAAAAGGTGGATATACGGGTAGAGCGTATGGACCTTCGTTTCGACAGCATTGAGGATAAAGTAGAGCGACACCTCGGCTGGCATCGCACCGAAGCCGAAGCCGATTTACCCGAAGCCCTAAAGAAGGAATACAAAGGTGACTACCCAACCTACCCCCGAAGTTCAGCCCGACCTGACGACATTACCTCTGAAGGTTGACCCGAAGGCAGTCCAAGCGGCTGTCGTTCGCTACGCAGTTCCAACGCTCGTAGGCGTTCTCGTAGCCCTCGCCGCCAAAGCCGGTTTCGCACTATCACCTAGCGATGCTCTCGGCATTGTCGCACCCGTTGTTGCCACGGCTTACTCCGTTGTAGCACACGTTTTGGAAGCCAAGTTCCCCGCGCTGAAGCGCGTTCTCGGCTCACCACGCCCCACTTCATACATCAAGTAGGAAAAACACTACGACAAGTAGGGGTGACAGAAACCAACCGTTTAGGTTAGGTTCCCCCTACCTGCCGTAGCGACCTTTTGCTTATTCAGCGACCTTTACGCTCACCGAGATACCGCCTTCGGTGTGCTGAAGTCCGTCAATGGGCGTTCCCGTTGTCGGGTCAAGAACCGTGTTGCCGTCAAAATCCACAACCTTCTTGATAGCCGAGACATCAGCCTCACGCTTGATACGAACCCACTCGGAGTGTCCGTTGGCTTCTGCCCAAGCGATAAACGCATCAGCATCGGTCACGGCAACCTTAGAAGGCGTGATACGGCTCGTCACCACACCATCGGGGAAGTCCAGCGACTTGCGACCATCCTGCTCGTTCTGACGAACGCCGATTAGGTATTCCGAGAGGGCAAGGTCAAAGAACTCAACCTCACGACCAAACTTTTTGGTGTTGGCTTCGACCCAAGAGTTGATACGGTCTAACTCAACCTGTGCCTGTCGCTTCACCTCGTCAACACGGCGTTGGGCGGTTGCCAAACGACGCATAGCCCAAAATGCTTCGTCATCGGTGGTGATAGTCAAGGCTCGCTCGGTTGCGAGGTTGCCCTGCTCATCGGTGTGGCTCTCGGCAAAGCCTTCAGGCTCACCAAGAGTTGATAGGTAATCCGACAAATCAAAAATGTCGTTGCTCATCACAATGCTCCTTCTACTTGTGGGGCAAGGATAACTTCGGGGTATGACATCAGCCCGATAGTGACCTTGCTCTTAGGTGGCGTTGGTGCTTCAGTATCCATACGCTCGTCATAGATACTCACGATGTCTCGCAAGATGTTCTCGGCACGGATGGCTTCACCACTCGTCAGGCTCGCAAGAGCCTTATTGACTAGTTCCAAGATTTCCAAGTCCATTATTCACCATCCCTAGCGAGATAAAAGTCCTCAACTGCTCTGTCCTCATCGTTGGCGAGTATGGCAAAGACCGCTAGGTCCTCAACACTCGTCACCTCGCTCATACGAACGGGCTTGCCAGCCGTGTTGATACCAACAAACTTGTTGGCTGCGAACGGATTGTTCATCGTTGTTCCTTTCCTTAGTCGAACTACACCCCGAACGATAGCAGGGTTGAGTATCAAAAGCAAATCACCTCGCAATATTTCTAGGGCGGTCAAAACATCAAGGGAAATAAAGGGATTGGGCTTGACGGTGGTTTAGTTAGACACTATGCTGATGGGTGGACACTAACGAAACCAGTTCCAATAGCAATACTAAAACCAACAACAGAAAGGGGTGACTTCTATGTCATCTTTATTTACCAAAGCGACTAAGGCTGAAGCCAAAGCGCGTATCGCAGTAACCGGCCCATCGGGTTCAGGTAAGACTTATTCCTCACTCTTGTGGGCGAAGGTTCTTGCCGAAGGTGGTCCTATCGCAGTCATCGACACCGAGCGAGACAGTGCGAAGTTGTATGCAGACCGTTTTGACTTTGACACCCTCTCAATGTCTGCCCCTTATCACCCTGACCGCCTCGTTGAGGCTCTGAAGGTTGCCCAAGACGAAGGCTACGCTTGTGTAGTCATCGACAGCCTGACCCACTTTTGGAACGGTCAAGGCGGTGTCTTGGAAATCGTTGACCAAGCAGGTGCGGCGAACAAGGGCAACGCCTTTTCCGGTTGGAAAGTTGCCACGCCAATCCATCAGCGTATGGTCGATGCCATCCTCGCCTTTGACGGACACATCATCACCACGATGCGTTCCAAGACGGAATACTCATTGGAAAAGAACGAGTACGGCAAGATTTCCCCCAAGAAGGTCGGACTTGCTCCACAACAGCGTGACGGTATGGAATACGAGTTCACCCTCGTCCTCGAAATGGACACCGAACACCGCACGATTATCGGCAAGACCCGTTGCGAAATCTTGGCTGACAAGGTTTACCCAGCCCACGCCGCCAACGAAGGTGCCGACACCTTCCTGAACTGGTTGAAGTCGGGTGACCCAACTATCACCGCTACCGAGCGTGATGCCCTTGATGGTCGCATCCGCACCCTCACCCCCGAACAGCGCCGAGCGTTGAAGGATGTGTGGGGCAATGCCGGTCTGCCCAAGGTGGCTTCTCTGCCACGCACCCGATACGCCGAAGCGTTGGCAATGGTGAGTGCCATTGGCTCTGACGGTGCTGATGAGGTTGAGGTTGAGCCTTCAGACGAGGAAGTACCCTCCTAAATCACCGCATTGGGGCCTAATCGCCCCTCTAGCCGATGCAAGTTGCCCTGCCTCCCGATTTATGGGGGGTGGGGCTTCTTGTTGTCTGTGGTCCATACAAGGGCTTATGGAATGGTGTAGTGTCTGCCCCCTACAAGACACAACACAAGGAGCGACCTTGACTATCCGCAGAAGCCCCTCGCCATTACGCAAGAACTTCACCATCCTGCCCAACACGACCCTGAACGACACTCGCTTGTCGTGGGAAGCCAGAGGCTTGCTCGCCCACTTGCTCTCGAAGCCCGACCATTGGAAGGTCATCGTCAAGGCGCTGGTGAAGGAAAGTCCGGCTGGACGAGATGCCGTTTACACCATCCTGAAGGAGTTGGAGAAGTATGGCTACATCACACACGAGCAAACCCACGAAAAAGACGGTACTTTTGGTGAAACCGAGCGTGTTGTTCACGAAGTTTCGTGTATTTCCCCTGATGGCACCGCTTACGGCTTAGCCGGATACGGTTCAGCCGGATACGGACCAACCGGATACGGTGAACCCGTATGCATAGTAAGAACTGATTTAGAGAAAGAACTGACTAGAGAAAATACTGAACTAACTCTTTCGTCGCAGCAAAGCAGCGACAGCGAAAAGGGGAGCAAAGTCTTTGAAGCCTCCCCCTACAAAAACGATGCGATACGCCTCTCGCACCTGCTTCACACCCTCATTAGTGAAAACGGCATCAAGGCGAAGCCGATTACGGTCAATGGCTGGTACGAACAGATGGAACTCCTGATGCGTATTGACGAGAAATCGCCCGCCGAAGTTGAGGCGGTTCTGCGCTGGTCGCAGAAAGATGCGTTCTGGCACTCCAATATCCTCTCGCCCAGAAAGTTCCGTGAGAAGTACGAAACCCTGATAGTGAAATATCGCCAGCAGGGGGCCGCTTCCAAACCAAAGGGCTTTGGCGCGATTTCCGACTTCCTGAAGGGGGGCAACTGATGACCCGTGAGGAAACAGCACTCGTCTGCGCCACTCTGTCGGCTGCCTTTCCAAACTGGACAGTCACCAAAGAGACAATGGAAATCTGGCAAACGATGTTTCAGGACTTATCTGGTGAAATCGTGGTCCGAGCCGCCCAAGATTGGGTTCTGACCGAGGAAAAGTATCCGAGCGTGGCGGGCATACGTCGCAAGTGTGCTGAAATCTCTAACGCCCTAGCCCCAAATGCTTCAGAGGCGTGGGCCGAAGTTATGGAAGTGGTGGAAAGATACGGCACTTACGAAGCCGATAAGCGACCACGCTGGTCACACGACCTAATCCGGCAAACAGTCAAAGCCATTGGCTATTGGCATATCTGTATGACGGACAACATCGCAACCGTTCGAGCGCAGTTCAATAAGATGTACAACGAGTTTGGAAAACCCTACAATGAGGCGATTATCACCTCTAAGTATTTTGAGTTGGGCGGCGAAAAGGTTGCGCTCCCATACTCAACTATGGTAGGGTTGCCAAATCCAAACAGGACACTATCCGACCAAGGAGCAATAGAACTATGACCCAAGAAACCCCACAGGTTGAGCCAGCCTCAACACCCGAACCAAAGGCAGGTCAGCAACTCTCTAATGCGTGGAAGTCTCTTTCCAAGAACGCCAGAATAGCCATTGTTGTCGTATCTGTTTTCCTAGTTATCCTCCTCTCTAGTGCCGGTAACAGCAACAGCCCATCGTCAACCACCGTGACCATTGACACCACGCCCACCACCATTAGCGTGAGCGACCAGTACATCGCTTGGAAGGATGAGTTTGTTCCTGTTATCAGCCAGATGCAGGCTCACTACACGCAGACACAGGCAGACCTGAACAATGCTGACTTGGCGGCTTCTACGCAAGACTTCGCCACCCTCGCACAGGATGCAACGAACATCGCCAGCCTCGCTCACAGCCCCGATGCCAACATCAACCGAGGTGTTTTGGACTTGGCGGCTTCCATTCAAGAGGTTGCTAGTTCTGGTCTTTCAGCGTTGAGTAGTAACGACCTGACGAGTTTCTATGCCGCCCTCGAACACTACGGCAGAGCAACGACACAGTTGACTGACTACATCAACACAGCCAACAGCATCTACTAAGTAAAAGGGAACACGGCACTTATCGTGGACACCAAGCGTTGCGGTAAGTGCCGTGAGTTCCTGCCTTTCACCGACTTCATCCCTCGTAGGGATAAGCCCGACAAGTATCTGCCTAACTGTAAGGCTTGTCGTGGCACGAAGTCGGGTGGGCTTCAGCGTGGTGGCGGTCTAAACCGCACACCGATGAACCGTGGTGGCTCGCAGATGAAGCGAACGAACTTGAAGCCGATAAGCGACCACCGCCGTGAGGTCAACCAAAAGCGTAAGGTGGTGCTGGAAAACCACTTCGGCCCACGAGACAAATGGGTGTGTTCTGTCTCACAAATCCTGCCAACAATGTGTTGGGGCGATGTCAATGGACACGAAATCACCTCACGAGCAAGGGCTGGTCGCACAGATGAGAACCTTCTTGATGTATCCGGCATTATCCTCATATGTAATCACCACAACACTTGGATAGAGGACAACCCTGCCGAAGCCCACGCTCTCGGACTAACCAAGCACTCGTGGGAAACCTAGAAAGTAAATAATGCTCACCTTCGTCTTATCTACGATTAGCCGCTTGCAACGCAAGTCATCGCCTAGCATCGACCTCATCAACCGTGCCTCACTCCGTAAGCGCAACGCCGAACGCCGCGAAGCACACAAAGCAATGAAACTGAAGGGGTAGTGAAATGCCATTGAGCGACGACGCTTGGAAAAAACACATCGGTGCCTTCTTGACCAGCAAAGACCCAAAGCAACGGGATGCTTACTTCAACTGGGCGCTTCAGTTCAAGCCCCAAGATGTTGAGGAGCGCAAGGGTCCTCGTGGTGAAATGATTTACACGCCACACGACTGCGACCTGCCCGATGCGTGGGAAACCACACTCGGCTCTATCTGGGCTTGCCATAGTCACCGAGAAGGGCGTTTGTGCTACGACCAATGGATTTTGGAAGGTGTCGGCGGCACGAAGCGCTGGGTGCTGTTCAAGCGGAATATGCGTGGCTAACACCCCCAAGAAAAAAGCAGCCCCAAAGAAGCCAAAAGCCCCATCCAACCACGAAGTCAATGTGGTGGAATACAAGTCAACAATGATGATGCGAACCCTCTATGAGCCGACTTGTTCCTGCGGCTGGAACGATGTGCGTTGTCTGACTAAAGCACAGGCACAGGCGATTAGTCAAAAACACCTCAATAACCCCATTTCGTAAATCCTGTTGTAGCCTTTTGGAGTAAAGCACCGAAAGGAACGCCCCCAATGGCCAACAATCCATTCTCAATCGAGAACCTTGCCCCAACTTGGGTAGAGGCTACTGAAATCCTGAAGGGTGACCTTCCCGGTCACGAGTTTCACGGCAATCAGTATGTGGATGGTGCGGGTGGTGGCGGTAGTTCAAGCGGTTCAAGTGGTTCGGGAAGGGCCGACTACGGCGGCAGTCGTGAAATCAACGGTGAAAAAGTAACCATTGGCCGCGATGCCGACCTGCGTAGTGCAGACCTGCGTAGCGCCCACTTGGTTGATGTCAATCTTCGTGGTGCCAACCTGACCAATGCCAACCTGCGTGGTGCCAGCCTAATGCGAGCCAACCTGTCTACTGCCAGACTAAACGATGCCAGCCTGTCTAATGCCGACCTGACCAATACCGATATGCGTGGTGCCAACCTGCGTGGTGCGCTAATGGATGGCGCCCAACTGCACGACGCTGACCTTCGTGATGCCACTCTGCGCGATGCAGACTTGGCAGATGCCATCCTGCGTGGTGCCGACCTTACTGATGCCACCCTGACTGGTGCCAACTTGAACGGTGCTGACCTGCGTGGAGCGAACCTGTCCGGTGTCAAACTGGATGGCGTCCGCCTAGAGGAAACAAAGGGTGACAAGGATACCAAGTTGCCCGACACCCACGAAGTACGAAATGGTTTTATCGCAGGAAAAAACTCCGGCAAGTAAGAAAGTACCGAAATGACCAACCCCTTCCACTCAAACGAACTTCTAAAGTCGGCATCTAACTACCCTGTTGCTAAGGGTGACCTACCCGGACATCCATTTCGAGGTAACCAGTACACGGAAGCGGCATCGCTAGCCGAAACCGCCAAAAGTTCAGTTGGCGATACCGCCAAGCACTACCACCTGTCGCTGGCACACGAACGCCTTGCTAAGTCACACGATGAGAAAGCAAAGGAACTGCAAACACGAGCCGATGGTTGGGCAAGACAGGCTGATGCGTTCCGCGCCAACGAACTAGAAAAACTTGCTAAGGCACACGCCGATGCTGAACTGACCCACACCGTTGCGTCTGGACTTCACGACAGCGCAATGCGAGCCTTGTTGGGTCAAAACCCTGACACGCCTGACTTTTCACCAAAGGAATACTTCCCTGCCGAGGCTGCTCGCTGGTCTGAAAAGGCTGCTGGTGATAGTGCAAAAGCACAAGCCGCTGGTGCGGAAGCAGACAAGAAGTTGGCAAACCTGCAAGAAAACCGTATGCGGTTTGCTGGACTAAGGGATTAGTGAAATGACTTCAGGTTTTCATCCAAACGAACTTCTAAAAGCAGTTTCTAACTACCCCATCGCTAAGGGCGGTCCCGGTAGCGGAGCGCAACCCGGTCACGAGTTCAATGGCAACCAGTATGTATCTGCTGGAAACCAAGCGGGCGAGAGCCAAAAACTTCGTGATTATGTGAAGGATAACGGCTCTAATCGCATTGACCACCACGCCGTGTCCGAACAACACCGCAACATTGCTCGCGCTTTGGAAGAAACCGCCAAGCCACTCGAAGGTGAAAAGGGTCAACTCGGCCGCATCCGTGATGCCTATGTGAAGGCTGGCGATGCTCACCGTGAAGCCGCTAGTCGCCACCTCACCGCATTTGTAAATCCGGGAACATCAGAAAATATTCCTCATCACTACATTAGTGCTGTTACCGCAACCCAAAGGGCGCACGATGCTTCCCTGAAGGCTGACGAACTCAACTACGCAAACTAAGGAAATAGTGAAATGACCAACTCCTTCTCTAATGAAGCACTGGTTCCTAACTGGACTGTCGCTACCGAAATCTTGAAGGGTGACCTAATGGGTCACGAGTTCCACGGAAATCAGTATCTAAGCCTTGGAAGCCAAGTCGGTGAACTTGGTCGCCTAAAGTTTTTTGGCGATAAGGCAAGTTCTAGAGAGGCGCGTGACCTTCACCTCGGAGCAGCCAAAAACCACCTTGCAGAAGGGCGGAGACACGGCGATAAGTCAAGGGAGTTATTTGCCAGTGCTGAAAAAACTACTTCTGCGGCAGAGCGCCAAGCAAGCATCAGGGAAGGTGAGGCTCACGCCAATGCTGGTAGCGCCCACCTTGATGCTTTTGAGGCTCACTTCCAAGCGGGAAACGATAACGAACAGCACGCAAAGGGCGAAGTAGACGGACCTCAAATCTCGCAAAACTCCACCGATAGGGCAGTAAAAGCCAGCGATTTTGCACAAGAAATGTCCGACATAGCCAGTGGAAAAATAGAAGCACCATCGCCTCGTGAATACTATTTAGCAGATGAGGGTATGGGTGGAACACGACCATAGGACTAGTGAGATGCGCTTCTCTATTGCCTCTCTACTGAAATCTGTCTCTAACTACCCCGTTTCCAAAGGCGATTTGCCGGGCCACGAGTTTCACGGAAACCAATACACGACTTTAGGTAATGGTGAAATCCGCCCCGTTCACGAAACTACGGGCGAGCCGACAATGACGGGCAACAACCCACTTCGTATGGTTTCCGAAGGTGAAATCACGCCAGCCGAAACCCAAAAGTATTTTGGTGGGCGCGAACATCACGGCTACTTCGTTGGTCAACCCGATGGAAATGTAAATCCCCTCACAGGTGAAATCTCTGGCGGGGCCAAGCAGTCTGTGGGCTACGACAAGAGCGAAGTTCACGCCATTGTTCAGGGAAACCGCAGCAGTTCTGGTCGTGGGAGCATTTTCACCAGAGTTATCCGCATTGGCGATGGAGAAATGAAAATCGGCGACACAACCAACTTCGCTAGGTCCTACTCCGACCCCGGCGACGTCTTTGGTGAAGTTATTGGTATCGCAGACCCGAACACGGGTCGTGCCTACGGGTATGTTCCAAACCGCCGCTTGTCCTACTGGGAACCTCGCTAATCCAAACCTCTGTCTAGTGAAAACGGCTAGTAGCCTGTCCGTATGACGGTAATCTGCGGCCACCACGACAAAAAGCAGGCTTGGATAGGCGGAGATAGCGGAGCCTTTGACGAGGATAGCGTAATGCTGACCGAAACGAAGGTTTGGAAGGCCGATGACTACCTGTTGGGTGCTTGCGGGGGCTTCCGTCTTGCTGAAATCGCTTACGAAAGCGCCATTGGCGACCCGTACAAACTGCGCGACCACTTAGAAGTGTGGTGGAAAGACCTCGGAACGGGCGAGAACGACACAACCATCCTCTGCGTGAGTGTGTCTGGTATTTGGATTATCGGCGCGGATTTCAGCATCATCCGTTGCCGTGAGACTTATGCGGCTGTCGGTGGGGGTGGGTTATCGGCTATGTCGGCTCTCTGCGCTCTACAAGGAGTTGCTATGACCGGCAAGGACCGTATCACCACCGCACTCAAAACCTCTGCGTATCACACGAACAAAGTGCGTGGCCCCTTCAAAGTCATTTCAGTATGAGCAAGAAAGTCCAAAAGTCCTACACCCTGAAGTACGAAGTCCGACCCGACTTCACGCTCAACAAGGAACGAACTGTCCATCATCACGCTCGCGCCAAAGTGGTGAAAGAGTGGCGAGCCGCCTTCTGCGAAGCGGCCCAAGCCGAAATGGTTCCACATTTGGAACGAATAGAGGTTGAGGCACAGCCGTATGTCCTCAACGCTCGCTACCGCCAAGATGTCGGTGCTTGCTTCCCTGTGGTGAAGGCCGCCATTGACGGGCTTGTAGATGCTGGCGTTCTCATTGACGACCACGCTGGCATTGTGGTGAAACTGACGATGCTCGCGCCCATCTTTGGCAGCGACGCTTTGGAAATCACGATTAGTAGCGTAGAATAGGTGCTGAAATGGACTTTCCCACTTATGAAAATCCCACGGCTTACCACGCCCAAGCGGTATTAGACAATACTGACCTGAAGGCACTATCCGTTGCCCCAGCCCTCACGGGCGTTGTTTCTGGCTGTGTGGTTTCAGCAAACGCCACAATGGGCGTGGCTATTGCCTCTGGCACCATTATTATCGGGGGAACTTCGCGCACGACTGCTGGTGGAACTTCCGTTGTTTCCGCCGCGAGTGTGGGTGACCGCCGTGACATCATTTACGCAACTTGGTCTGGTTCGGCGGTTGTTTTCACCACCGCAGCCGGAACTCCCGCAACTGCGGGCTGGACTTTTGGAACACAGGGAACGCCACCCATCAAGCCAAACCTGCCTGATAATGCCGTTTTATTGGCAGAAGTTTATGTAGTCGGC